GGAGAGTAATGAAAATCATTAGATAAATTAAGTATGAAAAATGAAAATTCCTAGAAAATTATCCGAAGAAGCTAAAACTACAACTAATGTAGATGACTATGAAAATTATTTTAGTAATAATTCTATATTTAAAAGATGGTCATTAGTCCACCCTAATATTACCATGAAAACATCTATTAAATGTGATAAGATATGTTGTAATATATTACAAAATAAAATAGATGAAAAAATAGGTGTATCTCAATTATTAATGACACTAAATAAGAATGAATAATATAGAAAAAATAAAATGAACAAACTAGATAAACAATATACAGATCTATTACAAGATATTCTTGATAATGGAGTTACGAAAAGTGACAGAACAGGAACTGGAACTATTAGTATATTTGGAAGACAAATCCGTCATAAGATGAGTGATGGATTTCCTTTATTAACAACCAAGAAGATGCCATTTAAAACTATTGTAACTGAATTGTTATGGTTCCTACGTGGCGATACTAATATCAAGTTCTTAGTTGATAACGGATGTCATATTTGGGATGGTGATGCTTTCAAAAACTATATAAAAAACAATCCTAATTCAGATGAACAAATGGTGAATGATACCAATGAAATGGTTAATATCAAAGATTGGTTCATCAACAAAATCAAAACAGATGATGAGTTTGCTAAACAGTGGGGTGAGTTAGGTCCAATTTATGGAGCACAATGGAGAAAGTGGAAACAATTTATTCCTTATAACGTAACAGAAGAAAATTGTAAAGTAGCTGTTGCAATAACAGACCAAATCCAAAACCTAATCAACAACCTTAAAACAAATCCAGACTCAAGACGATTGATGGTTAATGTTTGGAATGTAGGAGAACTAGACCAAATGGTTCTTCCACCTTGTCACTTTTCGTTTCAAGTTTATACAAGAGAGTTGAGTGAAGAAGAAAGATGTAATTTGCTTTCAGATGATGAAACGAAAAGTTTTATCATTACAACAAACCCTGATGTGAAATATGGTGAAGAAGTTAAATACACATTAGATACGTTCTATAAACATATTCCAACCAGAGCAATCTCCTTAATGTGGAATCAACGATCAGTAGATACATTTTTAGGTTTACCATTCAATATAGCAAGTTATGGATTGTTATTATTAATGATTGCTGATGAAGTTAATATGGTTCCTGATGAGTTAATTGGTAACTTAGGTGATGTACATTTGTATTCAAACCATATCGAACAAGCCAAAGAACAAATTGGTAGACAACCATATAAATTACCAGCAGTACACGTTAGAGACGGTATCTTTTGTAGTTCTAATAACGATGTTATTTTAGAAAACTATCAATCACACCCAGCAATTAAAGCTCCGCTAAGTAATTAATTATTACAAAATAAAGGTTGTTTATTTGAAATAAAGATCTTATATTTAAGTATAAATAAATAATAAAGGTTATGACAAATAAAACAAAAGCAGCAATGTGGACTTCGATCCTATTAATTGCATTATCATTTTTATCAGTGTGTATTACTTGCTATCCAAGAATAGCTTTATATGTATTTGCTGCCGGTGCATTTGCCGTGTCAATATCAATGATATATCATATGATTTTAGCGATTTTAGGAGACCAATAATATGATATCATTTGAACCATTAATACTTTCATTAAATGTATACCGTAAGAAGCATACTATTGAAATGACAGATACAGCCTCAATAGAAGAATTATATGATGCATTCAATGCTTTATTGATTGGAATGAGTTATAATCAAAAAACTATCGATAATCATATTATTGATCGGGCTAATTCAATAAACAGATATAATCCAGAGACTGAATAATAAAAATAAATAAAATATGATGAATTTAAAATTAATAAGGATAGTACTTTTATTAGCTCTGACAACTCAAATAACTCACGCAGCTTGGGTATTTAATGAAATATCAAAAGATAATTACAGTTTGATATCAGAAATAATGTCATATGTATTTGCGATATCATTGGAAAGTAGTATATATATTTTTACTATGGCCGGCAAGAAAAAGACTGCGTGGTCATTTGCTTTGATATCAACGGCGTTAAATATATTATATTATTGGTTTACGATTGGATTTACATTTCAATTTATGTCAATGATAATAATATCTCCAATAATTCCAATAACAATATGGTATTATAGTGAATTAATTGATGATAATAACAAACCTAAATTAGGCAGACCAAAAAAATAAATAAAATATATGAGTAGAGGAAATCATCAATTAAAGTTCGACTGCCTAATGGCATGGATCGACCAAACTAAAAAACAAAGTAAGTACGGGAAGAAAAAGCCTGAGACTGAAGAAGTATCAAAGTATAATAAAAAACCAAAGAGATAGATTATGGTATACGTAAAAATAAAAACAGACAATATCGAATTAAATATTTCGAATGACGAATATAATATCGAAACAGAAGATTTTTTAGAGTCAATGAAATCAGTCATTGATATGGTTATTGAAGCTGAGAACAATATAACTTATAATACCCAGACTCAACCGGATTGGGATACAGAAGAGCAAAAAGAAACTTTTCAAAGTATAATGAGTAAAAGGAACCGATATGGGTTCAAGGCTAATGGAATTGATAATTTAGTATCATCATTCTTAGATGTGTTGAAAGATATTAAGCCTCAGCCTCAGAAAAATGATGAACCTAAATCTTCAGACTTAGATCAAATAAATGCCATTATTGAAAAATGGAATAGCTACGGCAGACAAAAGTAAATAAGACGATCGTATTGAGCATAAAACCTAATTATCTATATTCTTATAAAGATGATTATAATAAAGCTCAATACGATCATTATTCCTTATTAATTTATTATAATACAATAATATAAATGGAATCAAAGAAACAAACAGCAGTAGAATTTTTAATAAAAGAGTTTAGTGAAATATTGGGACCATTAGTAACAAAACCAATGCAAGATTTATTAATGATGGATGCAATGAAACAAGCCAAAGCAATAGAGAAAGAACAACACAGTAGAACTTATAATCAAAGGTTATTAAGTAACTTTCAAACATTTGAGCATTATTGGAACGAAACATTTAAAGATTAAATTATGAGCAAACAAACAGCAGTAGAATACTTAGAAGAAGCAGACCAATATCTATTCAAATCAATTACTAATTTACATATTGCAAAAGAGCAATTAGAGGAATTAGAGGATATGGATGATGATGAATGGAATTTGGCAGCAGATATTGAAACTGAAATATCTAATTTAATTAAAGTACGATTATCAATTAAAAAACTATTATGAGCAAACAAACAGCAGTTGAAATAGTTTTAGAACAACAACAACAATTATTAAATCAATTAATATCTGGTGAAATTGAAATTAAAGAGTATAAATATTATGCATCTTTAGCAATTAACCAAGCCAAAGAAATGGAAAAGCAACAGATAATTGATGCTTGGGAAGATGGACAACATTCATTTTCTTCAAGAAATGCAGAACAATACTACAACGAAACATTTAAAGATTAAATTATGAGCAAACAAACGGCAGTAGAATGGTTAGTTGAAAAAATGTTATCTCAAGATTGGTATACATATAAGTCTTTAGAATTTATTGAACAAGCCAAAGAAATGGAAAAGCAACAAATAAATAAAGCTTGCTATGATGGTTATTATCAAGAAGAGCTATATGATATTAGAGAATACTATAACGAAACTTATAAATAATCCTTCTTAGACATATAAAAGTCTAAAGGATTACCAACTAATTGCGCAAAGCAATTATAACAAAGCATTTGTAAGTTATCAATTCTAAAGTCTTTCCAATCATTATTAATATGGTCAATTAACAAAGGAACCTTTCCGGTAGCCATATTTCTTTCTGCATAGCCACAGCAGGCACAACGAGCTATAATAATATTATGAGTAAATAAAAATTCTTTTAATTTCTTTTGGGTATAATGTTTAACATCCAAATTATTAGAATTAAGCTTATTAATAATATTATTCTTATACCATTCACCCCAAGCTTTTTTTCTTTTTAATTCTTTTAATTGAATTAAACGAGCACCCTTAAGTTTATTAGATCTATCAGCGAATAACTGAAAATATGTTTTATGTCCAAATTCAGCATTAGTATAAAGTGTGGCATATTTTCTAAACCTAGCCCAAGAAACATTTAAATATTTCGCAGCGTCCCTATTACTATTAATATTAGGTATGTTATAGAATACGTGTTTAATTTCATGCTCTAATAAAGGAATATAACGAATCTTATTTTTATTAGTAGATAAGTCATTAATAGAAGTATTTAAATTAAAGTGATTAGAATGAATAGACTTCTTCTTAATAGGCTCAGGAGGATTAAGTTTAATAGAAGAAGGGTCAACCCTATAAGAATCATTATTAAGATAATAAGGGGATAAAGACTCATTATCAAATGATAACGAAGAAGAAGTGGTATTAGTATTAATCATAACGGTTATATCGAAACATATAAATAAATACCAGGGAATAGAATTAGTATTAAAGATGATTGTATTTTAGTAGTACTTAATATCTTTATATATTAAAAGAAAGGTTATAAGAAGAGAAGCAGTAGCACTGTATAATGAGTATTAGTAAGGAAATGGGAGACTTGTACAAGATATAGGCTGTCCCTCCGCCCGGAACAGTATTTTTTATATAGAAAATTAGGTTTTATCACATAAATTCATTATATTATATCATATCAAAAGAGAAGAAAAGATCGCAGTAGCACTCCCTAGTAGTACAGTTCAGTAGTACAGGGCGTGTTCATAGCGCAGTTTTAACGCGTTTGTACAGGCAAGTAGCACATACGAGCCAATAAGTAGCACGGGCCAGTAGTACAGTTCGTTTGTACAGGTTAGATTTCTAAAGAAACAACTTGTTTGTACGCCTATATATGTTAGTCTAGCTCAGTAGTACAGGTAAGTAGCACGGACAAGAGAGTGTTCATAGCGCAGTTTTGATGGCGTTTGTACGGTAAGTAGCACATACTGGCTCTAAGTTGGATCGATCCGGCCGCGTCCTCATAGCGCAGTTTTTACTCCATTCTAGTAGTACGGTCTAGTAGTACAAAAGAAATACTAGGTTATATGAAATAAATTCATTATATTAAAGTATAGTTAAATAAATAAATAAGTTATGACAAACGCAGGATTAAGCTCGTTAAGGTCTCAGATCGTTGAGATGGAGCTAAAAGCAGAACATTTGGAGAATTTCCAAGAAATTACTAACGACCTAAGAGAGAACTTTACTTCTATGGATTATATCCGCAGATACTCTCATATAGGACCACGTAGTCAGCGTACTAAGTTTTATGGTACTAGTGGATTAAGTAACTCTACAGTTTATCGTATGAAGAACAGAGTAGAAATGACTAACCCTATGTATACAGTTCGTAGAGCTGGTACAGGTGATGTTGCTGTTTATTTCAATACTCAGTACTAGTTTAGTAGTTAAATGAGAATATAGGATCTTCTTCAATGGAGGGTCCTATATCTTCATGTTTCGTCAGAAATCTAACGATGTTTAAACTTTATTTCGTTAATACTCAGCCCATTATAATAAAGTTTAACAATTTGGTTGGATCTTATTATAATAAACCCTATATTTAAGTATAATAAAAAAATAAAAAAATATGCAAAACGAAAAAGTATTAAGTAAGTCAGGTCGCAGTTTAGTTAAGCACGGGTATTGGAAAACTAAAGCATCTGAAGGTGCTTGGGATAATGGTAAGCAAATAGGTAAGCATATTCATTATTACATGTATGACCCTAACGTAATTACGGATATAATATTATATACTAGTAATGGCGATGGACAACGTATTTTGGGTATTGAGTATAAAAATCCTTGGTGGGGTGACTTAGGTGGGGATGTATTTTGGGTGGATATATATAATACAAAAAGTAAGGGTAATGAATGTATTGCATGGGACCATTTATATAATAGTAAAAAGAATAGTTTCCGTAACTTGGAATTAGTAGAAGAGCTATTGGATGCTAACCATGAAATTTTAATGGGTTGTATATCAGCTCATTAAAAATTTCGGTAGGAATCGTAGTCCAATTACCCTATATTTAAGTATAATAAAAAAATAAAAAGAATTATGATAAAAGAAAGTAAAATTGAAGTAGGACAAGTGGTAGCTTTTAAAGATACTAAAGGTGATCGTGAAAAGAATGGTTATTATAGAATAACTTCCGTAAGAGGTGGTAAGGTTAATTTAGGAAGTGTATTTGGTAGGAGTATTTATTATAAAGGTATTCCAGTAGATGAAGTATATGAATGCCAGGATGAATGGTATGCTAAATGGACCCAGACAGAATCTTATATGTGTATGTAGGCCAACAAAAAAAAAGATTCCTATCTAAAAGAAAAAGGTAGGAATCTTGATTTAAAGATCTTATATTTAAGTATAATAAAAAAATAATATGAATATAAAATTTACCGGAGCAGAAAGCATCTTATTTAAAATGACTTACGAATTTGCTATTAACATAGAGAAGTTGTCTGAAGAAGAAGCTAGAGAGAAAGCAATGAATAAAATTATTATGAAGCGCGCTTTAGGAGATCAATTAGAAAAAGAAGGCTTTAAATATTAAAATAATATAGTCAGGTGGCGGAATGGTAGACGCAGCGATACTGAGTTATTAGAAAATGTAGTGATTATCATTACCCTAATAATGAATGGAGGTTATAAATGAGGTCGTAAAAACTTACAGGTTCGAATCCTGCCCTGACTACAATAAGGAAAGCATCGGGCAACCTTATAAAAAAATGTAGCCGTAAATTGAAATAAAGGTTGGTACTTTGAATCAAAGGTTATATATTTAAGTGTAGATAAAAAGAAATATGGATATTATATTAGAAGCATTTTTGCAAGACATTTGTCAAGGAGTATATGGACCCTCAGATTTAGATTATGATTTTATATATAGATTTACTCAAAAGGCTACAAAAGAAGATATAGAAGTCTTAAAGGAATTTTATTGGAATTTTACGAGCTTAATAATGGATGCTGATGACTTAGACTTATATGAGCTAGAAACTTTTATCGAGGGGGTTATTATATAAAATGGAATACCCTAACCAATCATTAATCAGAAAAGCCTTAAAAGCATTAAAAAAGACTTATTCAGAAGACTTTGATGTTATTATTGCAGGCCAACAAGAAATCTTATCTATTATGGGTGAGATGACCAACGAAGAAATATCAGCCTATGAAATACAGGCCGAAGAGGTTCATAAGAAATTGAACAAATAACAAAATACTTTTTTTTTATTATGGTAAGAGAGGCATCAGTGACGATGTCTTTTTTACTGATTATCAATACATTAATTTTTTAGAATATTAAACATTTCTCTTGTTAATATGCTTACAACTGCTTATATTTAAGTATAATAAAAATAAATAAATAAAAAATATGAGAGATTTAAAAGTAAGCTTTAGCATTAAAGCAAATGTAGCAAAAAGAGAAGACGGATTATTAATTGTTGACGGATGGAATGAGGACATGGATGATGTTAAGTTAATAATGACAGAGAAGCAGTTTGAGGAAGCAAATGAAGTGTATGTAGCAGAGCAAGAGGAAGATGGCGGAAGTGGATATTGTTACTTTGAGGGATGTAAGCAAGAAGCAGAGAATGTTATTAATTGTGTTAACAGTAGTGAGATGTATGCGGATATGTGTTATGAGGATGACATTAATGACGAAGATTATGACGGCTAAATTTTAAAGCATTGTAATTAAGGGACTTAGGTCCCTTTTTTACTTTTTATTAGGAATCGTAGTACAAAGATCTTATATTTAAGTATAATAAAAAAATAAAAAGAAAATGGAAAATACAAAAAGCTCAGGAATAAGTATAACAATGGTATTATTTATAGTATTCTTAATACTTAAGTTAACTAATACTATTGATTGGAGTTGGTGGTGGGTTACTTGTCCATTATGGATAGGAATAGGATTAACAATAGCAGTATTAGTAATAGTAGGAATAATAGCAGTTATAGGTGAATTATTAAGATAATAAAATAGTCAGGTGGCGAAATTGGAAAATGCTGTCGCATGAAGAGAAGAAGGTGGGTAAACGGGCGATGTAAAAGCCACCTTCATACAGGTTCGAATCCTGTCCTGACTACTAAAACCAAAAAATAAATAAAATATATGAAAAATCAAAATGAAGTAATCGTCATAGACGAAGTGAAGTTAATGTCTGGTACAGGTCGCAATGCTCAATACTCAGCAATTGGTAATGACTCAAATGATC